ATATGAATCACACTCAGGTGAACGAGGTGTTTTTAGCCGCGTCGCGAGTCAACGACAAGCTGAGAAAAACGGTAGACGAGATGCTACCTATGACTTTGGAACTAATCCGTGTTCAGAAATCATCCTCAGACCATATCAGTTCTGCAACTTGTCAGAAGTTGTTATCAGGTCAACCGATAGTCTCGACAGCCTCCGTAGGAAAGTACGAGCTGCAACTATCCTTGGAACTCTGCAAGCAACCCTGACTGACTTCAGATACCTGAGGAAGATCTGGAAGGACAATACACAAGAGGAGGCATTACTAGGCGTGTCCCTGACGGGTATCATGGACCATCCAGTGATGTCCGGGAGAAAGAAACGTGAAGAACTTCAATACTGGCTGGAAGAACTTAAAAAAGAAGCTATTAAGACTAACCGCAAATGGGCTGAGAATCTTGGCATCAATGTTAGCACTGCCATTACTGCTGTTAAGCCTTCCGGTACTGTTTCTCAGTTGGTTGATAGCGCATCAGGCATACATCCTAGATACGCGGAGCAATACATTAGACGAGTAAGGGCTGACGCAAGAGACCCCTTGTGTAGCGTCCTAGAAGCCGCTGGTGTGCCCGTGGAGGCCGATGTGACTTCACCGACTACAAAGGTCTTCTCGTTTCCAATCAAGTCCCCTAAGAACGCTGTGGTGGCTACTGACATGGGTGCTATGGAACAGCTTGAGCTATGGGAGATGTATCAGGACTACTGGTGTGAACACAAGCCGTCCATGACGTGTTACTACAGGGACGATGAGTTCCTTGAGGTGGGGCAATGGTTATACAACAAGTTCGACAAGGTGAGCGGCATCAGCTTCCTCCCTTATTCTGAACATACGTATCAACAGGCTCCCTATGAACCCATTGATCTGGAGACGTACCAGCAGCTCGCCAAGGGGTTTCCAAAGGAGATTGATTGGAACATTGACGAGGCTACTGATATGACTGAAGGAGCACAGCAGTTGGCTTGTGTGGCCGGAGTGTGTGAGATCTAAACAAAGGGGGCTTTATGCCCCCTAGTTTTAATTGATACCTAAACGTCTTCTTCTTTGTCTTTCTTCTTCTTTTCTTTCTCTTTCAATCTTACGTTCAGCACCACCAAGCAACCAATAGTAGGAAATTTTACCAAGCACTGGAAGCTTAGAGATGACTTTATTAAAAGACTCTGAATCTTGTTGCTCGTCTTGAAAGATTGAATCCATCATAGCTTTACCAGCTTCGTCTGTCATAGAAAAAATAGCAGGAGTTATGATATTTAATGCCGCTTTACCTGCTTCTCCTTCTGAAAGATAACGGTCTCGCATATATTTATTCGCAAAGATTAAAGACATCCATGTCTCAAAAACTTTATCATCAAACTGTTCCAGCCTAAGTTCTTTAGTCTGTATTGCATCTCTAGCAGTACCTACTGCACCACCAGCTAACCCTATGCTTGCTGCGTAGCTTGCTAAATTAGTGAAACCTTCTTTATAGTTTCCTTTAGCAACCTGATCTGCAAAGTCTCTACGCATAATGTCTAGCTGTTTTAAAGCAAAGCTCTTTAATGCGTAAAAAATTCTTCCGTTAGGGCTGTTCAAATAAGCTCTAGGCATCTCTGAAAGAGTTATAGGTTGTATGTCTGAAAGTTGATTGAACAATAATAGCTTAACGTTATCCGACATTCTGCCTGCTTTAAGGTCTTGTATTAAAGCCTGCGTCTCATCTCCAAAGACATTGCCCCATTTCTCTGCAATTTTCTGTGGATTAGTTCTAGCTAGTTGTGTGTTATTTTTATAAGCAGCACTAATGAAAGTGTCTTTACCCAGTCTATCTATAAATTTAAATCCACTCCATGTCATTACTTTATCAAGAGAATTAGCAAGGACACCGTTAGTGTTTATATCTGCGGATATGTTGTTAATAACTCCAAAGTCTTCAGCAGAAGTTTCTGTTCTTTTTCTTGCTGCAGGAATTAAACTTTTAATGGTATTCCTAAAGCCATTCATATAGACAGAAGCGCCAATGTCTGCAAGCTGAATAACTGCGGAATCAAACTGACCAAGCAGCGTAGCGGTTTGAATATCTTTAGCCCCCACTACAAGAGAACTTCCACTCTTTTCTCCCATAATAAAACGAGCGGTTAATACTTGCGAAAGCTCGTCCGCTTGTTCAAAAGATATCTTACCAGATTCTAAAGATTCTCCGACATATCTGCCTATGCTCTGTTGTAAATCTACTTTTTTATTTTCGTCTAAAACAACGTTCTTTCCAAAGAATCTTCTTTTTTCTATTTCTTTTATAGCACTCGTTATATAAAAGTTTAAAGATTCTGGGGCTGAATAATAGAAATCTTTTAGAGTTTGATCTACTTCAGCAATGCTTCTTTGTTGTGCTAAACCTATTTTATAATTAGATCTTTTACCTCCACGTAACACTTTATTAATAACATCAGAAACAGTATTACTATCTAATTCTTGCCAACTAGCAAGCTTTTGATTTTTAGCTTCTTGTGTTAAGGCTTTTTCTAAAAGAGTTTTCTTTTCTTTTCCTACAGAGTTTAAGAGTCCCGTTAAATCTTTCACTACACGAGGAAAATAGTTTTCTAAAAAACCTACATCTACACCACTAGCTTTAAGTTCTTTATGTAAAACATTTAAAACACCTTCAGGTCCTGTTACTTTTTGAAGAGGTTCAAGAAGTTCTGGGAAATAAACACGAGCAATGTTGTTTGCTTTTTGGAAGTTACCGTTAAAAAGTGCAGACTCAAATTCAGAATACTGTGCAGAATACTTTCCTTTTCTAGCCTTAGAACCTAACGTCATAAAATCAGAAACTTCAGCAACTTTTTGTTGTATTCCAAAATGAGTGTCAAACTCAAATTTTCTTAGTCTTCCAAACGTACTTTCATCTATGTTCCTAACAACAGTAGATATTGGAGCCAATAAAGCGTCCATAGCCTTACGTGCAGAGTGTAAGGCTGGTATAGGGTTAGCTTTAGCTGTTGCTATTTGTGCTGCTTGTTCTGGAGAAGGGAAACTTACTTTACCGTGAGCGGCTAAATCTGCTACTTCTGAAGAAGACAAACCTAAGTTTCTTCTGGCTCTTGCCCAGTTCTCTTTAGGAGACAGACCTTGAGACACACCTGTAGCTAATTCATCTTCTACTTTAGCAGACATATTGTCTATCTGCTGTTGTGTCTTCTTGGCTTTCTTTTTAGCAAGCACTAATTTAACAGCATTGTTAGTAGCTTGTGCTGCTTTAGTTATTACAGCAGATCCTACAGCTCCTATAGTTACCGCTTTAGCAAGATCTACTAAATCCAAAGAACCTTCCGCTGTCTGTTCAGCAGCCTCAATCTCTAAACCTAAAAGTCCACCGGCTTTTGCAGCTCCTATAACACCTTTTCCGACTGGAGCAAGAGTCGTAGGAGACATCAACATTCCTGTTAAACCGCCAAGTATTTCAGCAGTAGCAGACTTACCCTGTTCTTCCTGTAGAATAATGGTATCTTTATGCTCTTCAGCAACCATTTGATCTCTACGATTTAGCAAAAAGTCTCTACGTTGATCGTAGTCCATATCCATGAACTCATCGCCGTAAAGCTCTACAGGAGACTGATAGCTAACTAAACCGTCTTCTCCACCTATGGTTATCCGACCCATAAGTGAATAGGCTTCTAAGGCTAAACCCCAGTTAGCTACATCGCTGTGTGAAGAATCATAAGCAAACTCAAACTCATCAAACCAAGACAAGTCTTTCTTAGGCTGTTCTTCTATGACTTCTGGTTTAGGTTGCTCTACTTCTTGTGGTTGTTCTTCCTGCTCTAAAGCTAAATATCTAGCCCTAAGCTCAGAAGCAGCTTCCATATTGTCGTCATCAAGAGCACGCTGTATTGCATCCTTTAGTTGCTGTTTAGTAGCCACTGTGGTTCCTCTTAATTTCCTTCAGCGATATATTCATCCGCAGATTTTTTTGACGACATAAGCCCTGTAAGCCAACTCCATCTACCCTTGCTTTCAATTTGTTCTCTTTCTTCAAAAGCTTTTTCATAGGCTTCTTCAAGTGTCTTTACTTCTTTTTTATCTAAAAGGTCTTGCACTCTAAAAGCAAACTTAAACTTAGCCTGATCTTGTTCCGCTGGTGATAAGTCAATGTAATTAGAATCTCTGCCCAGATAATTAGCAGCTTTATTTAAATCAGAATAGGAAATGTCAGAAATTTTTTCAGCTACTTCTTTAGGAAGTTCTTTTATTTCTTCAGCTTCAACTGCTTCCCATTTTTTTGTTTCTGGATTCCAAGCGCCTACATACTCATCTTCATTTTGAGGTTTAACGTCTGCAACCCAAACAATAGAATCACCCTTTAGCATTTGTTTACGATTAGCGTATTGAGTTGTTGAAGGTGGTTCTCTAAGCTTATTTCCTGCTTCAATGGAAGTAATCATTCCCATTTCAAGCTGTTCGACTAGATCTTCTCTACCTTGTTTTTTTAAAAAATCAATTTGTTCTTCTACTTTATTAGCTTCCGCAAGATCTGAAACAATGCTTGCAAACTGAGTGTCGCTTACTCCTTCATATTTTCCAGCTTCAACTTGTTTAAATAATTCACTATCTTGTAAGCCTAAACCTCTAAGTCTTGCAAGCTGCCCTGACTTCCCGTTTGCAGACGCTGCTACACTTTTTTGAAGTTCTATTCTTCTGGCATTACCTTGTTGTGGAGTAATTGCTCCAGTACGCATGAGTTCAGCAGTTTTAGGATCTTTATATTCAGATTCTAAAGATAAAGCTACTTGCTCAATCGCTGTTTGCTGGCCTAATTCTTGTTGCTTTTTTAACGCTAGTTCCTCCTGTTGAAGCTTTAGTTTATTAAGCTCCATCAAACGTAAACCTAAAGCTCTACGTGCTTGAGGATCTTGGACATACTGTAGTTCTGCTTGGATAGCTTGTTGCTGTCCTTCAATAGTAGATAAGTCCAATCCTTTAGTCTCAGCAGCAATCCTTTCAGGTGCAGTCTGAAGATAAGTTAGCGGCTTACCCGTGAGGCCACCCAGCATTTGCCCAATGCCACGAGCAAGCGGGTCCGTAGTCCCCGTCTGTTGATACGGTGATTGTTGTTGTAGGGCCTGCCTCCGACCTTCTGTAGGAGACATGCGCCCAAAGTCTCTAATGCTGTCAAATAAGCTCTGTGAAAAACGTGGCATTATGTGCTCCCTTACTTGCCAAATAATGACTTTAACCAATCAAATAAACCACCGCCAGTACCGCCCGCTTGTCCACCTGCTGCTGCCGCTAAGGACTGGAATAAACCTTGTTCTATATCGGCTGCTTTTAGCATAGACTGTAGCTGAGCCTCAAGACCACTAGCAGCAGCTTCTGAGAACAGCCCTGCCCCTTGTTGTCTTCCTGTTTGTGCCAGTTGAGCATAAGGTGCCGCAGCGCTTAGCTGAGTTAGCAACTCACGTTCCGGAGCGTATCCTGCGCCCATCATACCCGCTAAATTCTGTAGGTCTATTCCCTGAAGCTGCCTTGGCGTCATCTGAGCTGTAGTACCCATGCCAAACATGCCACCAGCAAGTCCCTGCAAGCCTTGTGCTCTAGCGATTGCTTGTTGCTGCTCAACTCCGGACTGCTGCATAGCCATAAGTGCAGCTTGGTTCTGAGCTTCTTCCTGAGCTTTAGCCATAGCAAGCTGCTCAGGTGTGCCACCAAACTGTGCCGTTTGTACACCTAAGCGACCCTGACCTGCCAGACGATTTTCTAAAGCTAACCGCTGACGTTCTTCTTCAGGCGTTTGTAGCGCCCTAAGTTGTCCATAGATCTGCTGTTCTCTAGCAGCTCTGTCCATAGAACCAGCAGCTTCTGATGCCGCCTGAGCCTGTGTAAGAAGCGGGGACACACCACCGTAAGCCTGCTGCGCAAGCTGAGCAAACATAGGATCATAGGCTGCTGTGGCTTGTCCAGCGAGCGCCTGAGAACCACCAAAGAGTGCTTGGCGTAGCGCTTCTTGTTCAGGAGACAAGTTTAGCGCATAGCCGCCCTGTGGGTCAGACATTGCTTGCCCTACTTGACTTGCGACAGTAAAAGGCACGAACTGAGATGCCTGTTGTGCTTCTCGTCCTATGTCAGTTAAACCTTGTTGGGCTTGTGTACCAAAAGCACCCAACGCTTGTTGCATCCTCCGGGAACCTTCGGTTGTCAGACCAAGATTAAATAAACCGGAGAAAAAACTGCTCCAATCTGGCGTAGGCATCAGTAGAGTCCTCCTTCAATAGTGCCAGCAGTCAGTGTACCAGTCACAGTCACGTCTGCTGAAAACGTAGGGTTCAGTATGTCTGCTTTAGTAGCCACTGCTACTGATATTGCATTAAACTCTGCTTCAAACTCTGAACCTTTAATTAACTTTGCAGCCACTCCAGTAGCATAAGTATCTTTGACTGCAAAGTCGGTGGTTTGTGTGTAATTACTCATTAGATCATCCTACCGATTAATGCTTGAATGTTTATTTCCTGTACTGATAAAGCACTGTTATTAATTTCCGCTTCAAGTCCTATTGTCACTACTGTACCCGTACCTGTTGTTTTAGTTTTTGGTCTATCAATAAGAATTGAAGAGCTATATTCTGCCCATTTAGAATCTTTTGTTTTGTCGATCTCAAACTCAGAAACACCAAAGTAACCCAGAACACTACCTGCATCAACAACAAGTCTTTGTTTGTTATATGCCGTTGTGTAGTCATAACCCCAGTTGACATTTATTGGTGTACTTTGACCACCAATTACTGTCAAAATAATCTCTTTCAGCATCTTCAGCCTAGAGCTGTCACCAAAGGTCAGGGGGTTACTAAAGTACCGCATCTGGTATGACTCCCCGTAGTCCTGATAACCTGTGTACTTTGAGATACCATTAGTATTTCCTACGTATACTGTACCGTCCTGTAGTCTTTCTAATGCTTTGATAGTAGTTGAAGGCCATACAGTTACCCTGTGTGACCCGTCTTCCATTGGTGATCTCATGTCAAAACAATAGACTAACTGGGAATCAGAGAAGGACAAAAGATAAAAGGCTTCTTCTGGACTGTATATTGACCTAAGTGGGCTTGTGACTTGAAAACTCAAGATGTTCTGTATGTCATTACGGACGTTTTTGCTGATGTCCCGCACAGGTAGAGACTTCTCTTGTATGGTCCTACCCAAGCTTCTTACGCCTTCGTTGGACATGAACAGAAGATCAGTACCTGTGTGCTGTACAGAGTCTCTTGAGACACAACCCACGTTAGCCACAGTATCCGCAAGCTGCATCGTGGAAGGATCCGTAGCGCCTCTGTAGGTCAGAATAGCGTTCTTACCGAAGATAATCAGGAAGTCATTGTGTGCAGCCAGTGCCACAACCTCGTCCATACCGTTGGGCCATACTTTGTTCAAGTTAATTGACCCTGATGTACCACCTGTCCACGCTGAGCCGTTCAAAAGGTCAGACCAGTAGACAGTAGAGGTGTCAGTCGCAGTATCAGCCACCCACAGCCTTCCATAAGCAGCTAAAACCTCATTACCTTCTATAGGAGTGCCAACTGCTGTGACTACGGAAGACATCGGTTGTACAGCACCTGACGCTGCGGAGTACACAAGCGGCTCGTGAGCACGTTGGAACATATAGATGCTGTCATTAAAGTTGACCATCTTCCAGTCATTAGCAGTAATAGTGTACGCCACGGGTGTTTCGTCAGTCAGCGTAGCAGTACCACTGAAGATTTTATTGTTTCCTGCTGAGAATACAACATTAGTCCCGTCAGGATCTATGTACTCTTTAATGACTTCAATACTGTTACCACCTAATGGTGTTGTATCCGTAGTTACAGCAGCAAATCCTTTGCGTGATCCGATACGACCATACTGGTCAATGACGCAGTTGTCCGCAATGGAAGCATAGGAAGCGTCCAGCGTAATCGGTGAGTCCTGCGTGTTAAGGCCTCTGAACGCGGGTGCAGCAATAGTTATGTTTTGTCTTTGCTGAGCCATATTACACTGCCATGTAAACTGTTTCTTCCGGGTGCTTGTATGCGTCAAGAGCTACTGCATCGGACAAGTAGTTCTGTGCAAAAGCCATGAGTTCATCTGCTGATCTACCCCCAGTCTCACCACGTTCTCTAGCAGCCATAGCCAGTGCTAGATGTAACACGGGCATGTGAGGTACTAAGAGCACATCAGAATCATTAGACAAGTCACCCTGACGTAGAATACAGTTAAAACGAATGTCATACACGCCATCAGGAGGCGGATACAGGTCTACTTGTGTGTCGCCGTTTGCATCAACACCGTTAAACGAGAAGTACCGTGGTGAGCCTACAGGAGCTTCCTGATTGAGGTACGCATTAGTCATCCAGTGTGAATCTTTGTACGTTAAGAAGTTATTGGACTGCTCGTTCACAACATCAATTAGCTTGATTCTGTTGGCACTACCAGTGAGAACATAATTAAAGACGTTTGCAGACGTTGTGGCTGTCAACGTAGATCTCAACGCAGACCAGTCCCAAGCGTCCTCTACAGTCCTCTTGGCATCATTAACCATGTCCCCTATTAGCGCAGAGTAGTCATTCTGACTAACAGTGCTTACTGAGTTTTCTCTGAGTCTACGTAGGACTCCGTTTACCAGTTCTAAATAAGTCATACTTAAATTTTCCTCAGAGCTTTATTATAATCTATGACGTCAAAAAGTCTTATTGGTTCCACAAGTTCCCACTCAAAAGGAAGATCAGGAGGTGTATAAGGGTCTCGTTTAAATGGGGTTGTTTTTGAAGCTAACATACCTGTACCGCCTAAGCCTACACCTAAGCCGTCACCTGAGCCGTCACCTGAACCCGGACCTTCTCCAGCACCGGTGCCACCTTCTGTTCCACCACCAGTGCCACCTGTGGCCGCTCCTTGTTCTTGTCCAGTGGTTACTGTTTGGTCTGCCATGTTGTCCTGAAGTATTGCTTGAGCCATATCAGAAGCACTAAGACCTGTCGTAAAAACTTCTTGAATGAGGCTCGTGTCTTCCTCAGGTTCTTCCTGTGGAGCAACATCAGTTACTGGTGTTTCGTCACCACGGCTGTACACTTCGCCTTCTTGATAATCAATGTCCCTGTAGTTAGGGTCAGTATCTTCTTGGCCTGTCCTTATGTTTCTGAACCTACCGTTGCCTAAGTATACCCAGATATGCTGCAGATCAATAATGTCCGACTCTTGACCTACAGGTGTTGTTGTAGCTGTGGTTGCTGGTTGTTGTTCTGCCTGAGCAGCAGCTTCAGCAGCCTGTTGTTCTGCTTCAGCAGTAGCAGCAGGAGCACCGCCACCACCTCCAGCATCTGTTTCAAATGTTACTGGTTCTATAGTCAATTCTTCTAAAGGCAGTTCTTCTACAGCAGGTATTGGCAGATCTTCCATTTCCGGTATATATACATCAGAAGGAACACCACCTTCAAAGATCTGTGTTCTGCCTAGTAGGTCAGCATCAGGTAATAAAGATACTTCTTCTTCTTCAGCATCGTCTCTAGCGTCTTTACTTTGGCTTTCTATAGATTCTATAATGTTTTGAGGAGTTCTAGCAGTAGTTGTTGCAAGTGAAACAAACTCTGCAATATCTGATATTGAATCTAAGGCTCCTCCTGCTTGGTCAGCTACCTCAATAAAACCAGCAAGCTCCCCTAATCTTTCTAAATCAGAACCAAAACTTAAAACAGCAGGGCCTACATCACTACCGACGACTTCTGAAAAAGCAGCTTGCAAAACACGATCAGTAGCAAACGCAGTAGCTCCAGAAAGATTCAAGGCATTTACTATAGCGCCTGAAGCAAACGGTATTGCAAAAGAAGCAGCAATCCTAAGAATGTCAGAAACACTAAAACGTCGTTTGTCAAACTCACCAAACCAGTTTGCAAACATCTCTTCTGGATTATCTCTGAAGAGTTGCATAGTTTCTTCAAAAGCAGCGGTCCTAGCTGCTATTTCTTCTGCACTTGGAGCAGTTCCTGTTGCAATGGCGTTTTGATTACGTGCTTGTTCTACCGCGTCTTGCACTAGCTGGTCTTGGTCACGGTCACCTGTGTACTCCATGCCCAACATTGCCGCAACTTCTTCGTCGGACAAATTAGGAAAACCTATAGTATATGCAGAAACAACACCGGCTGCTTTACTATTAGCAGTATCTTCTGTTTTAACATCGGTTAAATTAAAATCAGTTAAATCTATAGTCGGGATGTTGATGTTTATGCCTACCATTACTTAGACACCCCCGCTTTCTTCTCATAAGTCCTGAGTGTCCCAAGACCCAACATACCCATCAACACGGGCATCATGGTTGCAGTGTCAATCAGAGGTATTCTCACGGAGATCTCCAGTAGCGCAAGGACAAAGTTGGAAAACGGTATTACCATGAAGTTCCCTGCCATCCCAAGTACACACACCCACCCAACAGCAGGCCGCCAGCCACTGACGAATATATTAGCATGGCTAGCTTCAATTCTGTTGACGTCCAGTTGTGCACGAGAAAGTTCCAGAGCGTGCTTCTCAGCCATTGTAGCAACTTCATGAGCTAGTTTTGCCTTTTGGTCCTTGTCCTCTATGAACTTGTCTAGGAGGCTTGTGACGGGTCCTATGAGCTTATCGATCATTAAACTTGTTCCATAGCTCAAACAGAGTTTTAATCTTGTCTTCCACGACGTCCATGCGGGACATCAGTTTACCTATGGACAACACGAGGACTACGAACCCAAGAAATATAGGCCATATTGCAGATATGAGTTCTACGTATTCCATTAGCCCCTACCATTGAACATCTTCTGTACTGTGTCTGATTCCCAGATTCTAATGCTGAGCCACACGATGGTCAGCAGGGACGCAACGGGTGGCAACCAGCCAGCCAGAGTTGCTACTGTACCACCAACTGCGAACCCGTCTATAACTGTCTTTGCGTCCTCTGCTAACATACGTTACTTCTTAGCTGCGTGACCAATGTTGACCGCAAGTAGGTCAACGAACTGCTTGAGCTTAGCTACAATCTTGTCGTCCTTATCCGTAGGGGTCATGGCGCTAACTACTGATGCTAAGGTTACTGTGGCTGTCAGCCAGTTGAATACGTCCCATACTATTTCCATATTAGTTAGCTCCTTCTAGTTGTGCGACTCTGGCACGTAGTGATTGGATTTCCTTGAGCATCATGGGGACTAATTTACTGTAGTCCACGCCCATTATTTCTTCAGGGTCTTCTGGTTGATACACTGCTTCAGGTGCAACAGTGATAAGCTCCTGAGCAATCATGCCGTACTTCTGGTGTGACCCATTAGCCTTCCAGTCAAATGAACGCACTTGAATAGCGTCGATGTCATCAGAAGCAGAAGGTGCGTCTAGGATGTTTTCTTTGAGGCGTTGGTCTGATGAAGTTGGAAAACTGGTCGCTGTATCGGTAAATGTAACACCGCCTACATAAGTGTTAGAGGAGTTTCTATTAACCAAAGCCGAACCACCTGCTGTTGTAGTGGCGACGGCACACATCCCGTTAATAGTGCCGGAGGTGACACTGACTCGTATACGTTCAGAACCATTGGGGTCGCTAGTAGTCCCCACTAGCAAGTTGCCGCTGTTGGCAATACGCATGGCTTCGGCAATAGTTCCCGCATTTTCTGTGTGGAAAGTCATTGCTGAATTGTTTTGACTTACTCCAATACAATTAATTCTGGCGTCTCCAAAAGAACCAGCTACTTGAGTTCTTAGAATAAGACCTGCTGTAGTATTTGCAGTAGAATCATCGTTATGTACAATAAGGTTTACGCCGTCAGCTCCACTTGCGCTTGCTGCGTTATATGTTGTAGCGTTTCCAGTCCTTATATGTACTTTAGCGCCTTCAGTAGAGTAGTCTCCTATAGAAATATTACCCACTTCATTAATAATCATATCAGGCTGTGAGCGATTATTGGCAGTAAGTAAAAGTTGGTTATCTCTATTTGAACCAATGAAAGCTGAATTGAATGTTGAACCACTTACGTTAAAGTATAGGGTTGCTGTATCGCCTGCTGTTGTCGCAGTGTTTTGAATACGCATCTCAACATCAGCGCCAGAGTTAGCGGTTTTTACTAGCACGTTGCCGCTGGAATCAATGCGCATACGCTCCGTGCCATCGACCTGAAACTCTATAGTTGAGCTAGCCTGTGCGTTCCCGCCATCAGTAGCAATAATAAAGCGTCCGTCCGTATAAACAATGTCACCGTAGTTGACCGTACCGCTCGTGTCCTCAAAGCGTATCTCCGGTTGAGATGAGGCTATGTGCAGTTCTTTTAAGGGGTTGGTAGTACCAATCCCCACACGATTATTAGCTGCGTCAACAACAAGAGTATCAGTGTCGACAGCTAATGTGGTTGGATTAGTTCCAATCTCTACAACTGCGCCTAAAGAATCTTCCGTGTACAAACGTCCATTTTCTGTATCTACTGCTAGCTCACCGCGCACCAAATCAGAAGCTAGAGGAGCGCCTGAACCATATTTTGTAATAATAGTTGAAGCCATTGTTTATTCCTTTAATATGTGCCGCCGTCAAGCGTGCCTGATGTAATTGTTCCTGTTACTGCTAAATCTCCAGTCATGCTTACGTTGCCGCTGGAGTCGATACGCATGGCTTCTGAATCAGAGGTATAAAAAGCCATAGAGTTGTCAGCATGATTATAAGCAATTACGCCTTCTGACTCTGCTGATCCTGAGGTGCCATCAGCGAAGAAAATCCTGCCATCGTTTGATGTGCCTGATGCAATAGTTATTCCAGCATCACCAGACTGAGCCACAACAAATTGAGACAGCGGGTGGTAGTCGCCGGGACTCGTAGTCCCAATCCCGACATTACCGTTTTCATCTATGCGCATGGCTTCAACAACACCGGCACCACTGTTAGCCGCAGTGTTAAAGGTGATTTCACCGCCTCCACCTGAGCCTGCGTAAAGCACTTCCATGCTAGCTGTAACGCCTGCGCCACCACTTGCATCATTAGCGTAGAACTCAATGCCACCCTGCTGATTGGCGGCCGTGGCTGTAGTGTCAGTATCAGTGATGCGGATGTAATTTGCCTTTGCGCCTGCGTTGTTGTCGCCAGAGACTTCTAGCTTTCGGTTTACTGTACTCGTCCCAATCCCGACGTTGCCGCTTGAGTCGATGCGCATACGTTCTACAGGGCTACTTCCTTCACCGCCTTCACTGCCATCATGAGTCTTGAACAAAAGTTTACCCATGTGGCCGGATGCGTTATCGCTTTGCGCTTCAATAGCAGCAACAACTCCGGGCTGGTCTCCAGAAGGATCAGTATTAAACCATTCTAAAGAGCCTAAAGGAGTATTGTTCGCGTCATTACCGTGTCCACGGAGCCTAATGATTGCGTCTCCAGCGCCAGTAGAGCTTTCTTTTAGTTCAAGGAGCCTACCCGGTGCTGTCGTACCAATCCCGACAGAGGTTCCTATGTAACCTGTTCCTGACAGGTGGAGGTCTTTCCAGCGGGCGCCACTTGTTCCTAACGAGCCATATCCGTCCTGTGCTGTTGTAGTAGATGGCTCAAGTGCAGTTTCTGAGTCTGCTGTGCGAATTACAAAACCACGATTACTGGTATCCAGAAGCCTAAACCGTGAGTTATCAGTTGTGGTACCAATACTGCCGACGACAGTCGTCCCTTTTTGGAACTGCAAAATCGTCCCGTCTGAGTTAAGCCTGTTGACATACAAAGGCGGATTACCGTCACGAGTTATAGTCGTGGAGCCTGAGCTTCTTGTTCTAAATCCTGCGGCTGATTCCCATGTTGATTCAGAAGTAGTACCAACTAGCAAGTTGCCACTGGAGTCGATACGGAGGCGTTCGGTTGTAGCTCCTGCGGAAGCTCCTGTGTAAAAAGTTAATGTACTACCACTTGTTGCTCCACGAGCTTCAATACGACTTTCGTTGCTGGCTTCTGCTGAAATTACAATTCGTGATACACCAGTTCGCAATGCAGATATAGAGGCATTAGTAGAATCAGTTACGTCTAATTTATAAGCAGGATTCAGCACACCAATTCCGACGTTGCCGCTGGAGTCGATGGTTAACGCCGTTGTGCCTGAAACAGAAAAACTAAAAGGGTCGCCGCTAGTCCCATAAGCGCCACTAAAAAATTCAATACCGCTTGGCCCAGAACGAATTTCTCCATTAGCAGTATTGGTTGTGTCTTGCAGACGTATAGTTGCTGTACCAGCTTTTTCAATTTCAAGTCCAGACCCTGAAGCAAAAGTAGGACTCGTAGTCCCAATCCCGACGTTGCCGTCTGAGTCAAATCTGGCGTACTCCGTAGTGCCCGCGTTGTTGCTAAATGTTGTATCACCACGTAAACCGCCTGACAGGTAGAGGTCTTTGAAGCGTGCGCTTGATGATCCTAAATCTTTGGTTGCGTCTGATATGTCTGTGGAAGCAGCAGGCAGTATTTGATTTGATCCTGAGTTGAACAGTAGTCCTACGTCAACAGAGGTTATGTACATATTACCTGAGTTAGAGCCAATACTCCCGAATGTGGTACCATCTTTGCGGAACTGAGCTATATCACCATCTGAAGTTAATCTGTTAAGAAGTAATGGGTATGAACCGTCTTGTGTACCAAAAACCTGACCGCCAGGTCTAAACTCTACGCCTTGATTAGCAATTCCAGAAGCAGTTTTACCAACCAGCAAGTTGCCGCTGGAGTCGATACGCATGCGTTCAGAGCCATCAGTTTTGAAGATGTGCCGACCATAGCCTGCGCCTATGGTGTCATAAGTGGTCGTATCACCAACAGCAGTAGTTTGCGTAGTTGTGATTTTTAAACCACGAGTTGCGTTATTAGGATTTAGTATTAAGGCTCCGCTTGAGTCGATACGCATGGCTTCAGAAGTTGCCGCACTACTTCCGTAAGACCAAGCATGACTATAACCGCGATATATAGCATTAGCCCATTTGCCAGCAGTGCTGTTTAATGCCCTAGAAACAACAACTGTAGTATCGCCATCGTTTACACCAGCAGTATCTGACCTTGCTTGTAGAACAGACGTACCATTAGATTCTACATTTAGCGTTCCATTGGCAAGATTTGTGCTCGTCCCAATCCCGACGTTGCCGCTGGAGTCGATACGCATACGCTCTGTGTTGTTATAGCCTCTAATGGACAAAGAATTGTCTGAATGAAGCATTTGTATTGATGCAGTTGCGGAATCTGATTGATTGCCAAAGATTATTCCTACCGTATTTGCATCTCCAGAACGAAGATAGGTAAAATTGTCTCCTGTTGTATTCGTTTCTAGTAAACCACTAGGACTCGCCGTGCCAATACCCAGTGACTCCGCAGAAGCATCCCAGAAAAGTTTTGTGCTTCCAGAAGCATTTCCTAAACTGAAGTCTGAATTGTTGTGAAACTTAACTAGCGGAATGTCAGAGGTGCCGTTGTTG